TAGACCTGCACATGAAGCAGGACAAGTGGACCAATCTATGGCTTTCCCTGATGTACAGCCTGGGCAAAGCTTTAACACAGTAGGTATGAAAGTACCTATCAACATAGATAAGATAGACAATCAGGGCAACTTAGTAGAGTCGTATAAAGCTGTACCTCCTGGGATACAAAATCTCCCAACTGGTCCATACGAAGGAACAGTAATTGAATCTCCTGCTAAAATGCAGATGGGGGGATCATATGAAACTAATCAAGAAATTTCAATGTACGAGTGGAGAACAGGTAGACCTGAACAGTCTAGAGAAAGGTACATTAAAGGAGGATTAAAGAACAGAGTGCTATACAATAAAGCTAAGTATAAAAGATAAATTTATACTTTTTAACCATAAGTAAACCAATACCTTTGTAAATATGGCAACCAAAGAACAAAAATTGAACATTGCAGACATCACCTTCGACGATTTTATTGGTGATGGTCTGAACACCCTCGATGAAAAAGAGGAAACACCAAAAGATGAACTTGAAAATGAAAAAGAACCAGAAGAAGATGAAGATGAATCAGACGATTCAGAATCCGAGCCCTCAGGTAGAAAGAGTAGAAGAGATGAAGACGATGACGACGATGAAGAACTCCAATCCAAAAAGTATGCTAGAGAAGACCAAGGAGATGATGAAGACGTTGATGACGAAGATTCAGAAGAATCTGGGTCTGTAGCAGAATCCATTGCAAAGGCACTGGGTTACGATATTGAAAACGAATATGCTGATACTGAGGAAGGTCTAGTAGAATTTACCAAAGACATTGCTCAGAATATTGCAGAGGATCAGCTTAAAGAATTATTTGAGCAATTCCCATTAGTGCAAAAACATCTTGATTTTGTACTAGCTGGTGGGGATTCTGAAAAATTCTTCCAAGCTTACAATCCAAGCATGGATTACTCTCAATATGAGATTGATCAGAATGACAGTAGAACTCAAAAAGCATTTGTGTCTGAATATTTTAAGACTAAAGGCCATGATGAAGAGTTCATTAAAGATATGCTCGAGGACTACGAGGACTCTGGTAAACTCTATGATAAAGCAATAGTTGCTCAAAAGCAATTAGCTTCTATTCAATCTAGAGAAAGAGAACAAATAGTAGAGCAACAAAAACGTGAACGCCAGGAGCAGGAGAAACAACAAACAGCATTTTGGGAGAATGTAGCTGCTACAATTGACCAAGGTAAAGAGTTTGCTGGAATCCGAATCCCTGAAAAAGAAAAAGCTAAGTTCTTTGATTATATTTCCGCACCTGTAGATAAATCAGGCAGAACACGTAGAGACATGGATTATGCTAATTCAGAGCTCGATGTTAAACTGGCTATTGACTATATGATGTACAAAGGAATGAATCTTCAAGATATTATTACTACTAGGGCTAAAACCGAAAGTGTAAAAAGCTTGAGAGATAAAATCCAACGTAACGAAGAAAGAGTTAAAAACTACGGAAAAGTAGAAAAGAACAAAACTAAGAAATTTGATCCAGACCAACTGGATATGAAAAAGCTGTTTGAATAAACTCAAACACCATTAACTTTTAAAATTATAGAATCATGTCATTAATGCAAGTACTTAAGACGTACTATAACGACTCGCAAATGACCGACAGTAACTCGTTGGCCAATGCACTTATGGAACGTCCCGCGGAGTTATCTCCGATCATTACTCACTTGGCTGGCCGTGAAGAAAAGAAATTCCCTCTCTCCTTCTTGACTGAAGGTGTTGGTAATACTCGTTCTATCGACCGTTTCGAGTATGAGTATCGTGTTAAAACTCACGAAATCAATGTTCGTCCTGTAGTAGCTTCTTCAGGTAACGGTACTGGTGGAGCTGCCTTCACTCTTACCTTCCCTGACAAGTGGTTTATCTTCCCTTACACCTTGGTATCTCAAACAGGTGTTCTTGCTCGTATTATGAGTGAGCCTGTTGCTGATGGCACAGGTTGGAGATACACTTTGAAGCTTGTTTCTCCTGATGTAACAACTGTTCCTGCAGACGATATCTTGGCAGGTGCCCTTTGGGGGATGTTGTATGCTAACGTGGGTATTGACTTCTCACGTGGTAATGCATCTAACTGGACTGCTCCAGGTCTTGTTCGTTCTAAGATTGGTACTGTACGTAAGTCTTACCACTTCTCTGGAAATGCTAAGGACTATGTAGCTCAGTTCGAATTGCCTTTGAAAGAAGGTTCTAAGACTAAGTTGTGGATGGATTACGAAGAGTACCGTCACATGCTTAAGTTCAAGGAAGAATGTGAAATGTACTACTGGTATGGCCAGAAGACTCACGATGCAACTGGTACTTCTACCATGCTCGATGAGAACGGTCAACCTGTAATCTCTGGTCCTGGTTTGCTTGAGCAGATCATCAACAAAGACACTTACTCTACTCTTACTCAAGCTAAACTTGAGGAAGTAATCGGAGATTTGTACTATGGTATGACTGATGCTACTGACAAGCAAGTTACTCTCTATACTGGTATTGGTGGTGCTCGTGAATTCGACCGTGCCCTCAAGAGCTTCTATGGTGGTAACCAGTTCTTGCAGACAACTCAACCTTACTTCATCACTGGTTCTGGTCGTAACCTCGGTATCACCGGTTACTTTACTAGTTACCAGCACGTAGATGGTCACCACATCAATGTAGTTAAGTCTCCTTTGTTCGATCACGGTCCTGTGGCTCAAGCTTCTAGAAAGCACCCAGCATCTGGTCTTCCTTTGGAATCTTATCGTATGGTGTTCGTAGACCAATCTACTTATGATGGTGAGAACAATCTGCAGATGATAAATAAGAAAGGTCGTGAACTTCTGCGCTGGTGTGTAGCAGGTTCTGTGGTTCCAAAAGGATTCACTGAAACTGACACTCGTGCAAGTGACATTGACGGTGCATCTGTTCACATGCTTAAGACTGCTGGTATCCTGCTTCGTCGCTTCGATACTAGCTTGGATCTTCAGTGTGTTGCATCGTAATTTGTGTTTGGTTTGCAATAAAAAGGGGGGTAACCAATCCCCCCTTTTAAAAAATATATAAAACCTTGGGTTATTCTTTCCCCAAGCTTAACTAATAAAAAGAACAAAATTTATGGAACGTAAAGTTATTATCAGACGCAAAGAGGTTCTGAATCACCTTCCAAAGGAAATCAGAGCTGGAGCAAAAATTAGATTAGGGTCTATTTATGTAGACCGCCTCCCACTCAAAGGAGTTGATGGAGATGAAGAAACAAAATTATTGAAGGGTATTATAGACGTACCAGCTGGACACCAAGAGTGGCCTGCAAAAACAAAAGACTTCTGGGCTACACTAAGCCTTAAAGTTCCTTTTGAAGGAGCAGAACTACAAATTGGAACTTATGATGACGGCAGTCCAATAAATACAATGGACTTCATTTATTACAAATGGTGCCTGAAACATAAACATGTAGCAACATCTGAAGAAGAGATGAAAACGGATCCAAGTAAAAGATTTTACATTTACGATCCGCAGAAAGATCTTCTTAAGAAGAATGCTAAAGTACAAGTTAAAAAAGATGCAGACAAGGAGTTTATCAAACTCACTGGAAACATCGAGAAGATGAAAATGCTTTTGAGAGTTCTCGCTGAGAGTGATCCAGAAAGACTGTCAGACATGGAAATCGAAAATACCTTGTACGATTATAAGGGAAATAACCCAGAGAAGTTTTTGAAATACTGCTTGGATGACAACTTAGAAGTTCAAGCAGAGATTGAAGAAATGGTTGCAAAAGATGTTCTCCGTCGTATTGGGAATCAAGTGATTTTCCAAGATGAGACAATTGGAGAAGATATGAAAGATGCAATTGTTTACTTTAAGAACAAGAAGAACTCTGGTCAAGTAAATACAATGAGAGCAAGGCTCAAAGAAGTATCTTAATAGATGACCGTAAACGAAATGCATATAGCTGTCAACCTGGGGGTGCAAAAAATTGCATCCTTCCAGGCTGACATCCTCTTACCTCAGGAGATAGACTTTGAGTTAAACATTGCTATGATGAGATTCATCAAGCAACGGTATAATGCAGGGTCTAATAGACAGAGTAGAGGATTTGAGCAATCTCAAAAAAGAATTGATGACTTGAGAAATTTAGTAGTTACTACTAACTCAGACACAATCTCTACTGGGGGGTTTCTCTTCGATGCATTAGGTGGGTATATCTATACTACTAGTACTACAAACATATACATGGAAAGGGCAACCCTACCTTTGGATTACCTTTTCCTTGTATCTGTTTCTGCTGAGGTTCATTACAACTGTAATGGAACTATACTTAATTATCTAGTTAACACTACCATTAATAATGAGTGGGTTAAAGTAGATTTGACACCTCCTAGTCCTGGTTACGTATTAGCCGGTCTAGCTTATTTCGATGGAGTTAACTGGAATAGTTTTATAAACACTCCTTATGGGGAGGAGATATCTAAAGACACATTAGCTATCACCAACAATTACCTTTATGGCTTCTTCCCATCTAATAATGCTAATGTTGTAGAGACATTAAATGATACAGGAGCTGTAATTGATCCACCAGTAGATAGTAATCATATCTATTTTGGGAATTTTAGTATATCTCTAGCTGCTGATCCAGCTTCGGGGGGATATATCAGAACAACTTGGATTCCAGCAGGAGGAACAATGGCCTCAGCTATTTACAGAGACGAAACACGTAAATCAGCTTACTCTGTAACTAAAAGGTCTGCACCTACTGCAGATCAAAGAATAAGTCAATGTTGGTTTGCTCAAAGTGATGACATACCAACTGTAATGAAAGACCCGTTCAATAGAACATCTTTTGATTACATCCCTTATTCTATAAAAGAGAACTTTATCGATATATACACAGATAACACCTTTGTTGTCCCTAAGATATATATTGTTTACATAAGAAAACCAAAAGCCATTTCTATTATATCTGGGGTAGGCTGTGAACTTGCAGAACATACTCACCAAGAGATTGTAGAGATGACTATTAAAAGCATACTGGAGGGTATCGAATCCCAAAGGTATCAATCACAATCGATGGAAAACCTCGAAAGTGAATAATTAAAATCAATGTTTAACGCCTAAATTAAAAAAAATGGCTCCTTCTAATTTAAATCAAGTGTTCGTAATGAACAGTGGTACTCTTGCTACTGGTAGCGTTTTCAACACCTATAATGGCACAGCCGCCTACTCTAGTCTTGCAGTATCTGCAATGCAGGGTGGTATCTGGGCTCGTACTCTTTCAACAGGTGCTTCAGCTTACTCTGTAGCTGCATCTCCTTTGCTCGTAGGTACTACAGGTTTGCTTACTACTACTGGTCAGAACACTGACTTCATTCAAGTCGTTCAAGGTACTACTAAAGCTAATCCGATTGCTACTCCTTTGATCCCAATCAAAGATATCCGTCGTGTTAAAGTTACTGCTTACGCAGCTACTACCTTGCACTCTCAAGCATCTATTATCACTGCAGTTCCCTCAGCTGTTGCTGGTGTGAGTGGTAGCTGGATGGTAAACTTGAGCATTCGTACAGCTCCGACTTTCTACGAAATGTTCTCTAACCCATCTAATAGTAGCTTGGATTTAACTACTTCTGCTGTAGGTGGTCTTGGCAAGATTTTCCCAATCCTTGGTAATTTCTCTGCTGGTAGAACTATCATTCCAGTTTGTGAAATCCCAGCTGGCACTCCTGCTGCAACTGCTGCTTTGCAGATTTATAATGCAATTCTAGAGAATGAGACTCTGAATTCTATTGTTAGCTTCACTGCTGCTCAGTATGCTCTTACCACAGTAACATTGACTGCTCGTCACCCAGGTGTAATCTTTGATATCTCTATCTTCGATACTGTATCTAAGACTAAGACTGTAACCCCAACTACTACTGGCTTCAATGCTGGTAATGGTAACTACTGGCAGGTTATCTCTGACGAGAAAGCTCAACGTGCTCGTTATGGCCACTTCAACCGTATGTACTTCCCATTTGAGCAGACTAACTATGCTCAGCAAAGTGGTATTCAGTACGCTAGCATTGAAGTTAGCTATGAGCACAACTGGCCTAGCAGCACTGGTATTGCTCGTCCAGGTGAATTGAACAATGTTAAGATCTACTGCCCAAGCGGTGGACTTACTACCTTCGGTGCAATTCTTGGCTCATCTACTGCTGGAGAATTCTACTACTAATCTCAAATTAATCATTAAAAAGTGGGGGAGCAATCCCCTACTTTTTACTATCTTTACAAAAACTATCTAATGGCTACAGTAATCAACTCCGTAACTATTGCCCCTGATTGTAAGAAGATAACTGTACTTGCAACTGCAGATACGGCTACAGTTAACTTTACATACACCAACTTCATAACAAATGGCACAACAACAAGTGGTGTTATTAGTGTCGTAGCAGGAGAAGCTTCTTGGATATTAGATTACCAAACTGCTGGAGAGTTGTTTAATGGTATCATTGCCATTACTGAAACTGTAGATCCTAATGCTCCTACAGTATACTCTGTTGGGGCAGCTGAAATTTATTGTTGTGTTGCCGCTTTAGTTCAATCTGCCATTGACTGTCACTGTCACTGTGATAGATGTGATGAAGACCTAAGAAAGGCCGAGAAGATTGACTTGCTAATTAAATCAGCACAGCATTCTGCTTATTCAGATGCCAATATAACTGACGCTATTAACAAATACAACAAAGCAAAAGACTTCTGCACTGAAACATGTGCATGTGGTTGCTAATTAAAAGATGGCAATTTGTAAAGATTGTATAGCTGCAAATGAGTTGAGAGCTCCTCAGTCTCCTCCGTGTGACGGATTCACAATATCTGTAATTTTCTCAAGTGGAAGATCAGATTCTTCTCCGCTGATATTTAAAGACAATCCACAATCTTTAATAGGATACGACTACTTATTTACAGTAGGTGGTCAGGACTATTCAATTGTCTATACTGGAAGTCAATGGGTTGTTATAAATTCTAGAGGAGAAAAAGTTTACTACTCAACTGGAACGGGATCAAACAATAATACCTGCCCACCAAGAGATGGTTGGACAAACATAAATGGAGAATTTAGCTCTTTCTTTGTAGAAGAACTAATTCCACCAGGACCATCTTTAGACTGTATCAATCCAAATGCTACATTTGACTCTAACTCTACAGGTTGGATTGTATCTAATGGTGCCTGGTCAGCAGAATTTGGGGGAACTGTTAAGTATGATACAGTTCTTCTAGGTTCAATTCGTCAGGACAACCTGCTAAGTGTTGGGGAAACTTACAGCATAAACGTATCGTATTATGCTCCTGCAGCAAGAGAATCCTGCACCCCTGCTCAATATAGTGCAGGCTTTATACAGATTTATGCAGGAACAAACTTCTATAGAGAGGAGCTTAGAAATACAGTAAATGAACCAGGTCAAGTAAGAACTATATCAATAGCTCTTACTTGTGAAGGCAATGGAACTCTTAAGGTAGAAGTACAAGATCCTAACCAATGCTTTGCAACAGTTAGTGGGGCTAGAGGAGTATTCCTTGATGATATCTGTGCAATATTAAAAACAAATGATACTGATCCGACAGGGCCATCTCCTCTGCCATCTGTGGAATATAGAGACATGGCTGAAGTTCCAGCTAGAGTAAACGGAGTAGACTACAATACTAAACTGCTACAATTCCAAGACTGTCTAGCAACAAAAGGAACTACATTCTACAATAAAATTATTGGAGCTGTTAAATGTGATTATAGAGAGCTGACTAAACTTAAGTTGATACTTGAGCTACTAGGTCAGAAGAATATAGACCGAGCTCTAGACTGTATTTATGATAGAAATCAGTTCCCAACAGTTGTTTATCCAGAAATACCATGTAATGTAACTATTCCGTTTATAGAAGGTGGAAGTACTACAATTACATTAAGTGGGGACTACTCTCAATTTGAAACTTTTACATTTGAAGTAAATAGTCCAGCAGGATATGCTATTGCAAGTGGATATGTAATATTTTTTACCAATCCTGCATATTTCTATACAAATCCAGGAGAACTGTCATTTAATCCTACAGGTTATTACTATGCATTGAGTAACCCTCTTGCCATACAGCCTATAGATGACAATTCACCTTTCGATGTCTGGAATCCACTTCCAATTGCTAGCTTTAGTCCTGGTATGCCGGTACCTCCAGCTAGCACAGGGGATATAATATACTCATCTACAGTTATCAGTGAGTTTGGAACTTTAACTCCTGCTAATAACACTCGCTATACTATATACGATCCTGCTACCATAAATTCTGGGGGAGAAACATTTACAACTACTATTATAGATGCAGTTTACGACCCAGTAACTGACACTACAACTTTACTTTTAGCAGATCCATTTCCTGGAGATGCAGCGGGATCTACTCTTTGCCTTACTCAAAACAAAGAAGAGATTAATGACTATCTTGAGACTTTCATAAATTTTGCAAATAAATTCTGTGCAGATTGTATGATAACAGGTCCAGCCCCAACGCCATCAACTCCTGCTACTCCTAGCCTTGAGATATTAAGAACTCCTCTTACTGGTGAAACAGGAATTGAAATAACCACTGAGTTTAATCAACAAATTACCATATAAATGGCAAAAATTACTAGCCTATCAGCTTTAGCTAAAACAAGTGTAGGTGCAAATGACTACTTGTTAACTGCAAATGCAGTTACTCCTGCTAACAATAAATTCTTACTTCAAGATCTGTTTCCAACTGTAAATACTCTTGGAGCAACAAGTGAGTCTTTATTTGTTAGTATTACAAATAAGAATGTACTTAACTTTAAAGGCATTAAGTCTCTTGATAATTTGTTGACTGTGTCTACAGTTAGTAACAATATTGCACTTCAAGTTAATGAAGGAAATATTGACTTAGCTAACTGTGATAACACTACTGCTGGATTCTTAAGCACAGTAAACTTAACATCCGATGTTTCGGGGCAGCTCCCAATAGCCAATGGAGGTACAGGGACTAGCAGCTTAGGGACAAACAATTTCTTCTATGCTGGAAATACTGGAGCTCTAACATCTCTTCCATTTGGTACTAATGGCCAGCTTATAATTGGAAGAACAGGTCTAGCCCCAGTAATGGCTAATTTGACTGCTGGCTCTAATATAAGTATTACCAATGGATCAGGATCAATTGCCATTGCAGCATCATTAACTACACTTACAGCTACAGTAAACGGTGGAGGATATAACATCTACGGATTGGGCTGGCTAAGTGGAGATACTAACAACAGAGGTATTAAAGTAAATGCCGGTGGACAGACATTTATGGGAAGTGGGGTACCTACTCCATTCTTTAGTGGTGACCTAAACGTATCTAATAATATTTACGTAAATGGTAACGTAGCTCAAACTATTGGATCTATACTAACAGCTACTGTTGCCCCAGCCGCTATGACTTTTAAATCAGCAGATGCTAATGCTGCTAATAAAGGTGGTGCTTTATACATTAAAGCAGGTAACTCACAAGGAGCTAATGCAGGTGGTGAGGTAGAATTCTATGTAGGTAACCACGACGGTACAGGAAGCTCAGGGGACTTTACTTTCTGGGGTTATACAGCAGCCGCTACAGCCCAGAGAATCTTAACTCTTAAAGGAGCAACTAGATACGTAGGAGTAAATAATAATTCACCTGTAGCTCCTCTTGATGTTAAACAAGATGGAACCACTGCAAATATTCCTGCAATTAGAATTGAGCAACTTGACACAGACGAATCTTTCATTAACTTTGTCGGAACTAGTGGAGCAGCTAGTGCTAACTCAATCTCTAGCTCAACAGCATCAGCAGGTGCTAAGACTGGGGCAATTAGAATTAAAATAAACGGAGTAGATGCTTGGATCAGAGTGTATGCTACCGCAGAATAATGCAAACTTTTTAAAACCAAATACAATGTTAAATCAGACAGAAAAGTACGGAGTACATGTAACAGCAACAAACAGAGAGTTCTTGAATATCTTCAAAACTCTGAATGAAACCAGATCAACCAGAGGAGTAGCTTATGCTAAGGCAGTAGTTAAAAACTCTGAGGTTATCAAAGCTCATTTGGACCCAATTGAAGAGAAGGCAAAACCTACAGAAGCATTTATGTTGCTGTCGCTTGAGGCTCAAAAGTACATTCAAGCTGAGGATTCAGAAGGCTTGAAGAAATTTGAGGAAGAGCACTCAGAAATAATTGAAGAACGAAAAAAGCAAATGGACGAGATTAACACCATGCTTGATGAAACTTCTACTTTAGAGCTTAAGTTAATTAATGAGTCAAACCTTCCAGAAGACCTATCAGCAGAACAAGTGCAAGCACTTATAAAAATTATAAATTAATGGCTAATTATGTTCCCTATACTGGAGTTAAAGATTACTTTGAAGAACCAAACAGTAATAATGATTTAGTACTGTACTTTGATTATTCTTCTGGTGGTCTAGAAATTACTTGCATACTAGAAACGGATATCCCTAAATTAGGGCTTATCCCACCGTCCTCCAGAATAGGTACAACATATGGAAGAACTTTAGACTTAGTTAAAGTATATGCTGGTGCTAGTTCATTTACTGCCGATACCACTCTTCTGTTTACTAACCTAAATTCTACATTCGTAGAAGCTATGCAAAGTGGGGTATTTAATAATGCAAAAAAATTTGCAGCTACTGCAGGTGTGACACTAAATGGTAATTACGCTGGTAAAATATTAAGAGTAGACTACATACCAGAAACTACAGGAAAACTTGGAGGAGCAGTAATAACCCTTTTACTCTATATTTAAAATGATTAAACTAAACAGTTTAGATAGTGGTGGAAAGCCTATAACATACTACTACAATGTATCTGCAGGAACTTGGGATTACGGATCTTTTGGAGATATAGTAACTAATAATGCTGCACCTCCATCTAAGATTTTCCCACTTGACAATTCTGCTGCAGGAGGAATCTTTGACCATGCCTTTGTGTTTTCAGACTTTGCAAACGGAGAATATTCTACTAGTAGTTTAATGGTAGGAGCGGGCGGTTCTTTTTGGACAGCTGTAGATGCTTTTGTTGCAGAATTAACAGGAGTTTTATCAGTGGATAGAATATACATAACTCTAACAGAGATAGAGTACCCAGGGTTTAACTCAACAAGTTTTAAGCACTATTGTCAAATAGGATTTGACGTATATGTATCATGAACTTAAAGGAACTGATAGACATACTAAAAATGAAACCAGGCTACCTTAAAAGTGGGCCTAGTAAAGTGTCTAGTAAGTTCGACGTAGAAGAAGAGATAGCATTAGAGGCAATCAGGGAGGCTAAGAAACTTCTTAAACAGGCTAGACTTGGCCTCGCTGATAACTCTAACGATAACGACAGTGTTATCACAGAGTTTGAGAGCTACCTACTAGAGAATGGAATTGACAGAGATAATGTAGCCTCTGTTAAATTCTGGCAGACAATGACAGGAGAACAACGGTTCTCTGTAGTTACAAAGAATGATAGAATATCTATTGAGGAAATAAAGATAGAGATTGAGGAGTTTGCTTCTATATTCAGTCCGACTGTATTCAAGCAATCTCCCCCATTCCAAGAAAAAGATGGGGTAGCTTATGAGATCTCTCTTCCTGATATTCACTATGGTAAACTCACTGAGTTAACTATAGAAGCAGCAGAAGAGCAGTTCATGAATACTGTTCATAACTTAGTAGAAAAAGCTAAGGGATTGGACATTGAGAAGTTCATTCTTCCTATCGGGAATGACGGGATGAATTCTGAAGGGATGAGGTTTACTACAACCAAAGGCACCTTTCAGCATGACTCAATAGGATGGAGAGAGAGCTTTCAGGGATATTGTCACTTAATGACTAGAGCAATAGACTATCTAAAAGCTAAAGCTCCAGTCCAGGTAGTAGTCGTATCAGGGAATCACGACTTTGAAAGAATGTTTTATGCCGGAGATTTCATCAAAGGATGGTATAGAAATGATAAGAATGTTGTTGTAGACAACAGCATGGAGAGTAGAAAGTATGTAGAGTACGGAGTAAACATGATAATGTATACTCACGGGGATAAGGAAAGACCTAGTGAAATGCCACTAATTATGGCAACCGAGCAACCAGAGATGTTTGCCAGATGCTCAGTTAGAGAAGTACACTGTGGTCACTTACATAAGGAAATGGTCAATGAATACCGTGGAATTAAAGTAAGATTTATCCCCTCCATTTGTGCTAATGATGACTGGCACAAGACTATGGGATACTCAGCTATTAGAACAGGCCAGGCTTATATCTGGAGTAAAACTAATGGACTAGAAGGCTATCTACAAACTATTGTAAAATGAGTGAAGATGAATACGACGAAGAATTCGAAAAGACAATGGACGAATTCATCGAAAAAGTAGCATCAATTGATGCTTGTTACAATAATGGCTATAAGTTAATCACAGCTAAGCAAACACTAGCTGAGTTAACTACTGAAAAGCTTGTGGTGTTATTTCCATTTAACCCCAGCAAGCTTGAGGATTTTTTGAATGTTGCAGACCTTATGATAAGTTATTTTGAACAAAACGAAGAATACGAAAAATGTAATGACTTGGTTAAAGCCAAGCATGAAATGACTAATAAAATAAGTAACTAAAACATTCATAGATGACCTTAGATGAGATTGCATATAACCTTCTAAATGCCTTTCGTGGGGGCAGGTCCTCAAACGATGATAACATATCTCTTGACCAGATTAAGTTTAATGTCAAGCACTACCGTGCTGTATTCATTCGTAGAGACTTTGCCAGAAATGGACTGGTAACCAGGCATTTAGAGCAAGACTTAAGATGTGTTCAGCTTGAAAGAGTTGACCTATCTAAGTGCTGTAACATTCAAATAGACTGTCCTGCTTGGAGAAGTATTAAACCTCTTCCACGAACTGTGAGGTTTAACTTCGAAGAAGCTATAACCTACGTAGGAGATATAACCGGGACTGGTCGTATCCCAATGATTAAGCCATACGAAGTAGCTTATATCTCAGCTGATAAATTCACTGGGAGAAATATGAAGGCTTATATGATTGAGGATTACTTATACATTCTAAATAATAAAGGAGCAGATTACGTCAATGTCAGAGGTATATTCGAAAATCCAGAGGAGGCTGCTAAGTTTACTGATTGTAACGGCTTACCTTGTTATACTGATGACACCCCGTTTCCTATGCCGATGGATATGGTGCAAGCCATTACCCAGGGCATGATGGGAGGAGAGTTGAGATTGCTTGCTGGTACATTCACAGATGTTACTGCAGATAGAGCTCAGGATATTACTCCATCAGCTCCACAAAATGCTCAACAAAATTCTAACTACGATAACCAACCTCAATAAATTTAAACTAACTTTGTAGCAATGGCATCACCAGCATGGCAACGATCTGAAGGTAAGAACCCAAAAGGGGGCTTAAATGCCAAAGGCAGGGCATCTTACCGTGCTGCTAACCCAGGCTCTAAGCTCGGAGCCCCACAACCTAAAGGAGGAAAAAGACGAAATTCCTTCTGTAGCAGGATGTGTGGGATGAAGTCCAAGCTTACATCAAGCAAAACTGCAAACGACCCAAATTCAAGAATAAACAAGTCTCTCCGCATCTGGAAGTGTGGGAGCTGCTCAAACTGGTAATTAAATGAAAAACTTAGAATTTGACGATAACATGACTCACCAACTTGAATGGATCAGATTGAATGCTGTATGGGCAGGATGGACTGTAGCAATGATGTCTAACGCTATAACCTGGGGACTAGGTATAGTAGGGGGTGTAACCCTGATTTGGTTTAACATAGAACGTGCTCTAACTGCTAGAAAGCAAAGAGCAATGTTCGATAAAAAATTACATGAGAATGAAGAAAATGCTTAAACGAGCCGATGGCTCATACAGTCGAAGAGGTCTTTGGGATAACATAAGAGCTAATAAAGGCTCTGGTAAAGAACCAACTAAAGAAATGCTTAAACAAGAAAAGAAAATTAAGTCTAAAGGAATGGGTGGACCTGGTGATCAAGGTAAACCTACTACTGCCGCATCAGATACTACTAGTGCCCCCAAAACTATAAAAAGATCTGGGACAAGCACTAATGCTGCAGGTGAGAAAATTAATTGGTCCAATACCTACGACACTAGAACGGGTAACTCAACTACAACCGATAAATACGGCACTCGTGTTACCGATAAATCTGGCATGCAATACTCTCTGCCAAGTATGCAAACCCCTATTAAGCCTATTAAGCCTGCAAGAAAAAAATCTGGTGGAAAATCTAACTGGATGGAAGAATCCAAAGAACTTAAGTTCGGGGGACCTTCTAAAAAGAAATACTTAGAAGGAGGTCCAGCTGCTTCTGCCGTACCTGCTAAAACAGATACAAAAGAAGTTTTAGGTCAAGTATTTCAAGGCAAAATGACTGCTGCTCAAGGTAATGCTGCTATAGGTAAACCCGCCCCTACAGCACAGCAGACAGAGCAATTTAAAGCAAAGCTTGCAGCTTATGGTAAAAAAAGAATGGGTGGTAAAAACTGTTAACAATAAATAAAATGGTACCAATGTATAAAAAGGGTGGTAAGAAACCCAAAAGCAAAAGCTCCTTCATGGAGGAGTCTAAAGAACTTTCTTTCGGTGGAATGAAATATAAAAACGGAGGTCTGTACTCTGCAGCTGAGCAAGCTGAGAACA